TTCGTCGGCGCAGTAGATGCGCAGCGTCCCCGGGCCGGTTGCCGTGGTCGTCAGGGTGATGGTGCCGGTGGCCGCGCCGGGGGTCGTGCCCTCGGAGACCGCGAGCAGGTACACCGGCGTCGTCGGGTTGATGGCGACGAAGCGCTTGAACTGCCGGTGAAGCTCGGAGCCCGCGCCGAAGAGCGCGATGACGTCGGCCACGCTCGCCGCGCTCACCGGGGTGTCGGGGCCATAGATGACGGTGTCCGCCGTGGCCGTGCCCGTGGAGAGCTTGCCGCCGACGAGCAGGACCGAGTAGACGCCGCTCGCGCCGCTCACTTCACCCTGGGCGAAGTTGACCTCGGCGTACTCGCCGGGGACGGGATCCCCGCTGGAAAGACCGACGAGGGAAATGGATGCAGTCATGGGGGATGTCCTTGAGACGAACGTTGAAGGGAAGGAAGCGAAGGGGCGGTTACTCGCCGCGCGCCGAGGCCTTGGCCACGGTGAAGGGGACGCCGCAGACGCGGGCCGTCGCCTCGTCGGCGGGGACCAGCGCGCCGGCCTTGACCTCTTGCAGGTACTCCGCGCTCGCCGGGATGGTGACGGCTTCGCCCGTGGGAACCCAGGCGCCGTTGGGGCCCACGGTGGCGTCGTGCCGCCGGCCGATGAACCGGAGGACGCCGGCCTCGAGCGCCGCGTAGTCGGGGACCATGGCCGAACCAGCGGCCTTGACGGTGAGATTCATGGGACGTGCTTTCAGGTGAGGGGGAGAGCGAAGGGAGAGACGTCGACGTTGCCGGCCGGGTCCGCGACGGCGGTTGAGCCATCGAGCCCATCGAGCGCCTGGAGTCCCGGGGTGGGCATGCGCCGCTCGGAAGCGGTGATGTCCATCTCGAGGGTGGGGAAGAACAGGTTGGCGTTCGTGCCGGCGATGTTGCCGTAGCGGACCGACTCGATACGAAGCTGCTCGAGGCCCGCGGCGACCATGAAGCGCGCGCCGCCCTGGTAGGTGGGCTCGAAGCCTTGCTCGGTCCTGTCCAGGATGACCTTCGAGCTCGCGCGCAGGAACGGGGAGAGCTGGAGGTACTGCGCCGCGGTGAGGGCCGGGAGGACGAGCAGGAGCTTCCAGTCCGCCTCGATGCGGTAGAAGTGCCGCGTCCGCTCGCTCGGCCGTTCGGTGGCCGTGTAGAGCGCGAGGAAGGGGGGCGAGAACGCCGCCGCCGTGAGGAAGGGCAAAGGGTCGTACGGGATCGCGAGGGCCGCGAGCTTGCCCGCGAGCGCCGGGAGCCCTGCCTTGGTGACCTCGGCATTCCAGCGCGCGCCGAGGTGCGTCTCGAGGACCGCCGCGTAGAAGGCGAGGGTGACCGCGAGCGCGGGGTCCGCGTCCTCGAGCAGGCCGTGGGCCGTGCTGGGGGTGAGGGGTGAGAGGAAGGCTCCCACCTTGAACGACTCGAAGTCAGCCATCTTTGATCAGCCGATTGACGGCCGCCTCAACGAACTTGTGCGCGTGCTGCTTTGCTGCGTCTCTGGCGTTGGCCATGAAGTGCTGCGCCGCCGCGGGGCCGACGCTTCGACAGAAGATCACGCGCCCCGCGATCTCGAAGCGGAGGACCTTGCCCGGTGAGGCCGAGAAGCCAGGGCGCCCGTTCTCCACGAACTTCGCATAGAAGAGATCCGTTCCGATGGTGCGATGGTGCGCGTTGTCGCGCCGAACAGCGATAGAGGCTGCCAGGTTGCCCTTGGTGCCACGCCGCGCGACTCCAACAACGTAGGTGGCTGCGCCGTCCAGCCCGTCGCTCACGGCGAAATAGAGCCCATCGAGTAGACGGTCAATGTCGTTGTCCGCGCTACCCATTCGTCGCGCCCGTGGCCCGCACGACGAGCGAATAGTGGAAGTTCGCGGTGACCTCTTGGCCGACCTTCGAGAACCAGGCGCCGCCCGCCGGGAGCCCGGGGCCCACGAGCTTGAGCAGCACCTCGACATTGCTCGCGCCGGCCGGGTCAAAGACCGACGGGTCGATCCCGCTGGCCACGCTGTAGCTGGGGGTGAGCGGACCGATGCGCAGGTCTTGGTCCTGGTACAGGCCGCCCGACGCGATGATGGTCCGCTGCGAGACCTGCTCCACCTTGGGGCGCGCGCCGCCCGCCACGGTGAGCGGCGTGTCGACGGGGGCCTTGGTCGAGCCCTGGGAGCCAGGGAGCGAGCCCGGGGCCCACGTGGTGACGCGCACCGTCACGTCGAAACGGCGGAGCCCGTAGACGGTGTCGAGCGCGCCGCGGTAGGTGTCGAGGACGGGGAGGAAGGCGTCGCGGAAACTCATGGTTCAACCCATGCCCGCGAGCGAGGAGTTGCCCGACGTGAGCTTCCACGCGTCGCCCTGGTAGCCCGTGGTCCCGAAGACGTCGGTGGCGATGGGGACGCCGAACATCCCCGAGAGGCGCGCGCAGTACATCCGCCCGATGCGCTGGATTCCAACCGTCTTGGCCTGGTTGTCGTAGAGCTCGACGTCGCCCTTGTCCAAGCTCTTGAGCCCGGCGGACACGAGGGCCTGCGTCTCCATGGCCAGCCAGACGTTGTCGATCGAGGCGAGCAGCGCGACGGTGAGCGCGACGGCGTCCACGTCCCCGCCGACCACTTCAATCGCGCCTTCGAGACGCGGGTTGCTCTGGCGGTAGACCTGGGGATAGCCGAGGTAGTGCCGGATCTTGGTGGCCTGGGGGGACGTGAACGCCATGGGGATCTCCTGTCAGGCCGGGCCGATGATGGTGGCCTGCGAGGCGAAGGCCGCGTTGACGTGCGCGGTGATATCGGCTTTCAGCTCGACGCCCAGCGTGGCGAGGGTGCCCGCCGTGGTGGCGTTGGGCGCGGTCGTCACGTTGGTGGCGTCGGCGAGGGGGTGGAAGACAGCCGAGCCGCCGTGCAGGTTGAACAGCGTCTTCGCCTCGTTCATCCGCGCGTAGCACGTCGTCAGATCCGTTCCCACCGGGGTGGTGAACACGTTGGTCGCGTCCGCCGCCATGTGCGCGCCGATGCCCGTGGTGGCGTCGCACGCGCTCGCGATGTGCTCCACGTAGGCCGCCGAGACAGCCGCCGTGAAGGCGACCTGTTCGGGGAGCGTGGAGCCCGCGGTGATGTCCGCCAGCGTGATCGCCGAGGTGGCGTCCGCGTGGAAGATCAGGCCCGCGCGCAGCCGGAGGGCGTCGCGCCGGGAGGCGTTGCAGACCGCGATGGCCTGCGTCCCGGCCGCGCCGGGGATCTTGCGGATCGTGGTGCTCATGGTGGGCTCCCGATCAGGCGATGTTGCTGCGCTTGCCGCACGCGTTCGGGCGGTCGCACACGAGCTGAAGATAGGTCTTCATGGTCGCCTTCTCGCTGTCGCCGGTCTTGGCCAGCATCTCGAGGCGAACCCCGAGCGGCGTGGTGCCGAACCCGTCATCGACGAAGAGATCCAGGATCTCGTCGCTCATGCCGGGGACGGTGCCAGGATCGAAGGGCAGGTATTCGACGCGAACGTGGTTGGTGTTCACGTAGTAGATGCAGCCGTCGGTGGCGTCCTTGTCCTCGATGAACATGCACCCGTCGATGTTGAGCGCGCCGGCGGAGCCATCGAGCGAGACAGGGCCGCGCGCGGTGACGACCTGGAACTGGTACTGCTTCACGCCGTCGAACAGGGCCGCGATCTTGTTGAAGACGTTGGGGTGAACGAAGGCCACGTCGGGGCGCATGCCCGCGGCGATGTAGATGGCTGCGAGATCCGAGCGGATCAGATCGAACGTGAGGGGCGCCGCGGTGGCGAACACGTTGGGGCGGAAGTACGCGTTGCCCGAGACCGTCCGGTCGATCGTCGCGTACGTGTTGTTGGCGAGGCCGATGGCCTTGTCGAGGCCGACGAGCAGGGTGCCAGTGCCCGCGCCCGTGTAGACCGCACCGTTGATGAGCGAGGCGAGCGTGGACATCGAGTCCTGCATGTTGCGCGCCCAGAGCTTCATGTTGCCCTCCGGGGTCGGGGACGTGGCCGCCGCCGCCGCCGCGAGGCCGCTGACGTGGAAGTTCGCGCGGTACTGGCCCCACGTCAGGATCGCGCTCGCCTGGGTGTCGCTGCCGTAGTTCGCCACGTCGGCGCCCTCGGCGAAGTTCTCCGCGACGGCGCCCGAACCGGACGGGGCGAAGGCCACGTTCAGGCCCGCGCCCTCCACGAACGGGAGGCACTTGAGCGCCACGGCCTGACGATTGACCTGGCGAACGAGGCCGCCCTTGTAGGCCTGGCAAAGGACGATGAGGGAGAGGGTCTGAAGCGAATCGGCCATGGTGGACTCCGGGGGTGAGGTGAAGGGAAGGAAGCGTTGTTGGGATCAGGCCGCGCCTTTGGCGGCGCCGATCAGGCGAAGGGTCTTGGCCATCGGCGTCTCCGCCGGGGGAGTGCCGCCGGTCGGGCCGGGAGGCCGCCCGGGGATGCGCTGCCCGGGGCGCGGGGCGCCGCTGGGGGCCGGGAGGAAGAGCGCCGCGTCGGGGCTCTTGAGGTAGGCCGCAACGCCTTCCTTCAGGCCGTAGTCCGCGTCGCCGTGCTTGAAGGTGACCGCGCCGTCGTCGCCCACGGTGACGCGCCGGTCCGCGTGGAAGACGAGCTTGGCCGCGGCGTCGAGCGCCTCGGGGCGCACCTTGCCTGCGAGCTCGGAGCGCAGCGCCTGGAACGCGCTCGACTCGCGCGAGGCCTTGCGCTCGCTCGCGGCCTGGTCCTGCATCGCTTTGAGCTGCGAGCGAAGGGCGTCGACGTCCGCGTTGCCGCTGCCCGCCGGGGCCGCGGGGTCGGGCTTGGCGGGGGCCGCGCCGCCGCGCTGTGCGAGCTGCTCGCGGATGGGGAGCAAGGCCGCATCGATCATGCCGGGGAGGGTCCCGAGCGCGCGCTTGAGGTGCGCCGAGACGGCCGCGTTGACGGTGTCGTTGAACGCCTGATCGGTAGTGGGGGTGCCGCCGCCTTCGGGCTTGGCGGGGTCGACGATGGGGAGAGCGGGATCAGCCATGGGGATTCCTCCGTCACGCCCTGGCAGGCGCGCGAATGTGCAACCGAGTCGCGAACGACTCAGCCGTTGGGGTTGGGGTCGCCTTCGGGCGGCACGGGGTCGCCTTCGGGCTTCGGGGGTGCGGGGGGAGCCTTGGCGCTTGCGCTTCGGATCTCCTCGCGAATCGCATCCTTGACCGCCTGGGAAGCGTCGGGGAGGAGCATGTCCGCCGCCTTCACGCCCAGCTCGCGCGTCAGGGTGTCGCTCTGGATCCCGAGCTTCGAGGCCCGGGTGATGTTGTCCAGTGTGGTGCCCGTATCTTTCAGCGAGAAGCGGGTCATGCCCTCGATGCTGAAGACGAGGTCGACGTCGTCGCGCGCGTCGCTCACCAGCTCGTACGTTTCCTCGGCGGCGCTGCGAACGAGGGCCCCGTAGGCGAACAGGCAGATCTCCGTGGCCGTGTTGTCCGCGTCCTTCGAGTCCCCCGAGCGCCCCGCCGTCGCCGCGCTGTTGTCCACGCTGTGCGACATCTGCTGGGCGATGCGGTGGATCTCCGTCATCTGCGCCTTGATCTCGCTCTGGAGAGAATCAAAGGCTGTCGTCGGGGGAGCGATCCAGGCGAGCTTGTCGCCCTTGGCGATGGTGGTGACGAGGCCTGCGCCCGTCTTGGGCTGTTCGCCGCTATCGCTCTCGAAGACGGCCATCGGGTAGCAGGCCCGCCTCATGGCCCACGACAGCGCGGCCGAAAGGCGGAAGTGTTCCTCTTGCGCCTCGGCGGTGCGGTTCAGGAGCCAGAGCCCGTCGGGCAGACGGAGCTGGACGAGCGGCACCCGGGGGAAGCGGTGAGGCCGCGCGCCGGTGCTCGGGATCTCGTCGGTCGCCTTCGGGGGCTTCTTGGGGTCGTAGGTGACCTGGAACGTCTCGACGTTCTCCCGGTCGTAGATGCGCCACGTCTCGGTCACTGCGAGGCGCGCCGCCCGGGGGTCATCCCGCCGGGCTTCCTTGGTGTGGGTGATCGCCCAGAGGAGCAGACCGTCGCCGTCGGTCTCCCAATCGAGGACGTCATCGGGCTCGACGGCGCGCAGGGTGGCGCAGCCGAGGCCGCGATCGCCCCAGTCCTTGCGGTCGCTCGCCGGGGCGCCGGCGTCGTCGGGCATCTCTGCCACCCACCAGGCCGTGCCCTTGACGAGCGCCGTGGTGAAGGCGCGTTTGAGGAAGTCGACGAGGTCGGTGCCTGCCGCGTCGACCGATTCCTTGAAGGTGGCGTAGAACGGGTCGGCCGCGACGGGCGCGCCGTTGCTCGAGGCCCGCACGACAAGCGGCGAGGCGAAGAGCTGCGCCGCGAAGAAGTCAGCCATCGGGCCGACGTACGAGCGGAAGGCGCACTCGGCCTTGCGCATGTCGTAGACCGCGCCCGACTCGAGGGGGTTCTTTCGCAGGAAGTCCCCGACGCGCACCCTGAACGCACGGCCGCCCCGATAGAGCGCGTCGTACCGGGTGAAGGTGCGCGCGTCGCTCAGGGGGTGTCGCCGGTTGAGGGTCTCGTACTTCACTCCCCACCATTGCTGTACTGGGGTGCCGCGGATGACCAAGCGCGGCCGAAAATATATTCAGTAGAAACCGGGAATGAGGATCGGCGAGCGCGCGGCCTCGATGATGGGGAAGCAGTCGGTGACGGCGTGGACCAGCGCGTCCATGCGGTCTGGGGAGGTCCCACGCATGCGCGCTGTCCAGGTGCAACACTGCATCTCGAGGGCCTTGAACACGCCGCAGAGCTTCACGCGCCCAGCCTGGGTGAGGGCCGCGACGGGCTGGGCTCGCTCGGTCTTGGTCCCCTTGGCGTAGACGGCGCGAAACTTCGCCTTCAAACCGAGGAGCTTGAACGTGGTGGGGACGAACTCGCCGGCATAGTTCGCCTCGTAAAGGATCTCGCCCGCGCCCTGCTCCCTCGCGACCTGGTCCATGTGCCGCGCCCAGTCCTCGGGAGAGGCGCGCACGCTGTAGTCGCCCAGCACGTAGCAGGTCTTGCCGTCCTCGCTGAGGCCGACGAGCACGATCCCGCACTCGTCGCCCTTGGCCGATCCGCTCGTGTCGACGACGAGGAGCTTGCGCTTGAAACGGTCGGGGCGCGCCGCCCGGTTGGCATCGAACCAGGCCTGCTTGAAGCTCGCGCCGGGCTCGTTGCCGAGGAGCATGCCGCCCAGCTCTTGCGCTTCGAGATCGCTCCCCTGGTAGATGAACTTGACCGCCTCGAGCACGCCGGCCGCGACGTTGTGCGCGTTGTCCGCGCTCGCGCCCTGGGTGAGCACGGCCGCGGGGTTCTCGAGCAAGTCGTGGAGCGTCTTGCGCGGGCGGGGCGTGGTGGTGATGACGACCTGGGGGACGCCGCCCTTCGGTGGGATCGCGCGCATGGCGGGGACGAGGAGCGCCCAGGCTTCCTCGATGTAGTCGAAGGCCGCGAATTCATCGAGCCAGCCGCAGTCCCACTCTGGCCCGCGGAAGGCGTCGGGCTTCTCGCCAGTCACGACGTCCGCGTGGGGTGCGTCGGGGCCGTACGGGTAGAACTCAAGGCGCAGCTTCGAGCGGATGTAGCGAGGTTTGCGGCCGATGGGGAACACCTTGATCAG